AAGCTAGAAGTATGTCAGAAGGACAAAGAAGATCTGCGGTTTCTAGAAAAAGAGCAGCTGGTAACACAGGGCCAAAACCTACAAATGTAAAGACTTACGCATCAAAAGGTACGTTTACTAAATTATATTATGGTGGTATGATAGATACATAATGGAAGAAGCAACTGAATATAAAAAATATCTTGAAGCTCTCAGAAAAGCAACTGAGGAAGGAAAGAAGAATAAAAAAAATAAACCAATCAAGCCAAAACAAATGTCTTGTGGAGGCATGGGTATAGCTGTTAAAGGCGGAAATTTTAAAGGAGTAATGTAATGGGTAAACTATCTGAAAAACAAAAGAAAATAGCAAAAGTAGCTGGAGATCCAAACAAGATCGAAGGTGAAGATTTTAAAAAATTAAAAGAAATGAAAAAAGCTAAAGTCGGTGGCTTAATGGGTGGTGGCAAAAAGAATTACAAACTGCACGGCAAAATTTAATTAGGATCATGTCATGGCTACATCAGGAACAACAAGTTTTAACCTATCTGTCGACGAAGTTATTGAAGAAGCTTACGAAAGATGTGGTGTAAGAACTAATTCTGGTTATGATATAAAATCAGCTAGAAGAAGTCTTAACTTATTGTTTTCTGAATGGGGCAACAGAGGTATTAACCTTTGGAAGGTAAAATCAAAAACAGAAACTTTAGTTAATAATCAAGTTACTTATAGTACACCTAGTGATTGTAATGATGTACTTGAAGCTGTAGTAACAGTTTCAGGGGGTAATCAGCAAACATTAACTAAAATATCAAGATCTGAATATATTGCTATACCAAATAAGACACAAGCTGGAACACCATCCCAATATTATGTAGATAGACAATTAACTCCAACTATAAGTTTATATTTAGCTCCTGACACAAGCGCAGTAACAAATATATTTTACTATTATCTTGCAAGAATTGAAGATGTAGGTGCTTATACTAATACTACAGATATGCCATTCAGATTTTTTCCTTGTATGGTTTCTGGATTAGCATTTTATTTATCACAAAAAATTGCACCAGATAGACTTCAAGCATTAAAACTTTTATATGAAGATGAATTAAAACGAGCATTAGAAGAAGATGGACAAAGAACATCTGTCTATATCTCACCTAATGTCTATTACCCACAAGGTTAAATATGGCTTACGCAAGAGGTAAATACGCAAAATCTATATCCGACCGTTCTGGTCAGGAATTCCCATACAGAGAAATGGTAAAAGAATGGAATGGTTCTTTGGTGCATATATCAGAGTTTGAAAAAAAACATCCACAATTAGATCCAAAACCACATATGGCAGATCCTGTAGCAATTGCAAATGCAAGAATACAAAGAGCTGCGCCTGTCACAGTTTTTTTAGACCCGCAATATTGGCCAGGTCAATTCACATCAAATGGTATGCAGCCTTCAGTAGACCCATTTGAAGAAAATAAAAAGAGACAGGTAGATTCTTCTCTAGGGAGTGTTACAATTAATATATCATGACGTTTGCTGAACTATTACAAAAAGTAAGAGATTATACTGAGGTTGGAAATACTGTTCTTACTGATTCTATTTTACAATCAATGATTAGAGATGCTGAGATGCGTATCTTCAGAGAAGTTGATGCAGACTACACTAGAGAATATGCTACAGCAAATGTTAATATTGGTTCACCCTATCTTATTTTACCTAGCTCTCCAGCTACAACAGCTTCCAGAACATCAATCATTGTTAGAGCTGTTTTAGTATTTGATACCACTCAAACACCTACAACAAAAGAATATTTAGATAAAAGAGATACTACTTTTATGTTTGAATTTAATTCAACAGGAGCAACAGGAGTTCCAAAATACTATGCAAATTGGAAAGAGGATACTATAATCATGGCTCCAACCCCAGATGCTCAATACAAAGTTCAATTAAGTTATATTTATTCACCAGATGAATTGTCTGCTACAAATACTGAAACTTACATATCTAAAAATGCTCCAGACTTGTTATTTAATGCAGTTATGGTTCAAGCTTATGAATTTTTAAAAGGACCGATGGATATGTACAAAATCTATTCAGACAAGTATAATGTATCTATACAAAGTTTTGCGTTAGAGCAAATGGGTAGAAGACGTAGAGACGAGTATACGGATGGAGTACCGAGGGTTAAAATACCTGCGCCTTCACCGAATAATTAAAGATTTTAATAAGGAGAAATTAACATGGCAATAACACAAGCAGTAGCAAATAGTTTTAAAAAAGAAATACTTGAAGGTATTCACGACCTTGAGTCAGGTGGTGATGTTTTCAAATTAGCACTTTATACATCACAAGCAACATTAAGTTCAGCAACTACTTCTTACACTACAGGTAGTGAAGTTTCTGCTTCTGGAGCATATGCTGCAAAAGGTGGAACTTTAGCATCACAACAAACTTCATTAGCAACAGGCGGAGTCGCAATTGTGGACTTTGCAGATTTATCTTTCACAGGAGTAACACTTACTGCGAGAGGTGCTTTAATCTATAACTCAACTGAAGCTAACAAAGCAGTTTGTGTTTTAGATTTTGGTGCAGATAAAACTGCAACTTCTGGAACTTTTACAATTCAATTTCCAAACTTTACATCGAGCGCCGCTATATTAAGAATCGCATAATTTAGGAGCCCGATGCTATGGCAGAACTAACTTACACCGTTACCGTAGCATCGGGTAACCTTTATGGTGGTGGCACAGGCAACGTCTTTTATTTAGATGGTGCTAGAAACTCCACAGGTCCTGGAACCGTAAGTTGGGTAAAAGGAGGCACTTTAAGATTTGATCAAAGTGCTGGCTCAAACGACAATCACCCATTAGTTTTTTCTACAAACACAAATCTCTCTGGACTTATTTCGTCTGGTGTAACTTATTATCTTGACGGAGCAAGCAACGAATCAAACTACACAAACACAGGCACATTCAATGCTGCATCTGTAAGATACGTTGAAATAACTCCTTCATCAGAAACAGATTTTTATTATTTATGTTATGTTCATGGTATTGGCATGGGTGGTATTTTTGATATTACTCAAGACACATGGGGAGCACAAGGATGGAATATTAATTCTTGGGGTAATCAAGATGAAGTTATTGCATTTCCAACTGCTGTAACTTCTACTACTTCATTAGGCTCCGTAGATGCATTTCCAAATCAAGGTTGGGGTTCAGATGCATGGGGAGTTGAAAATTGGGGAGAGAGCGGAAATTTAGTTGCCCTAACTGGTTTTGATTTATCAGTTGGTTTTGGAGAACAAAATACTTGGGGACAAAATACTTGGGGAGATCCTTTTGTTAAATGGGGAGGTACTTTTACTCCTGTAGCAAGAATCGGACAAGAAATAGCTGAGACAGGGGAACAAATAAATTCAACATGTGCAAGTGTAAGTGTTACAACAGCAACAGAAATTTTCTTAAGTCAAAATCCACTTGACACATTAAATATTTCAGAAGGTAGTTTAGCTGATCGAACAAGTGTCTTTCCTACAGGTCAACAGTTATCCACAAGTCTTGGAACAGCAATTGGTCAAAACGAACAAGGTTGGGGAAGAGACGATTGGGGATCAGAAGTTTGGGGTGCAGAAGGTAATTGGGTTACATGTGAATTAACAGGACAATCTTTATCAATTGATTCAGGAGTAAGAGAAACTTGGGGTCAAGATACTTGGGGTGCATCAACAACTGAATGGGGTGGAGTATTTATTACAGATGTTGATATTTCAATAGATGTAAATGTAAGTACTTTATTTACTCCAGGTTGGGGTGCTGAAATTGCGTGGGGTGCTCAATCATGGGGACAAGCTAGTGTTGATATGTCAATGACTGCAAATGAAGGAACAGTCGATCCAGCACCAGATTCATCCTTAACAGGATCACAAGCAAATTCTACTACAGGTACAATATCTGTAACTGCAAACGCAGACTTAACTTTAACAGGTCAACAATTAACTGTTTCACTTGGAAATGAAGACGCTGTTCCAAAAACAATAGCTTCTCCAACAGGAATTGCAATGTCCTTCACTTTACAAGGTGCTGTAGCAGGAGCTTCTGCCTTAGTTTTACCTACAGGAGTGACAATGACACCAACTACTGGTACAATTGGATTGAACGCATGGGAATTAGTTGATCCAGGTGCAACACCAACTTGGAAACTAGTAGCCTAGTTGACAAGGCAGCGTAATGGAAATAAAATTGAAGTATTATAAAAAAGGATAAAAATTATGGCATCATCATATTCTACAGATCTTAAATTAGAACTTATGGTAACTGGCGAAAACGCTGGTACTTGGGGTGATAAAACAAATACAAACTTAAACTTAGTACAACAAGCAGTCGCTGGATATGAAGCAATTTCAATAGCTGGTGGTGCACAAACTACTGCATTAGTAATGTCTAATGCTCAAGTTTCTAACGCTAGAAATGCGGTAATTAAATTTACAGGCACTATTACAGGAAATCAAATTGTAACTGTTCCAGATTCAATGGAAAAAGTTTACACTTTTGTGAACGGAACTTCAGGTGCTTACACTGTTCAAGTTAAAACAGCTTCAGGAACAGGTTTTACTTTTGCTGCAACAGACAAAGGAACAAGATTAGCTTACGCTGATGGAACAAATTTGGTAGATGTTAACGCAGCATTTACAACAATAAATCAATTCACATTACCATCTGCTGACGGAACAGCAAACCAAGCAATTTTGACAAATGGTTCTGGAACTTTAAGTTTTGGTGATGCTGGAATTTCAACAGGGAAGGCTATTGCAATGGCAATAGTATTCGGTTAATATAGGAGATATAAATTATGGCAAACCCAAATATAGTAAATGTAACTTCGATTTTAGGCAAAACGGATACGTTTGCCTTGACTACTACTTTAACAACAACTTTGTTAACTGCAGCGTCAAATAAAATTTACAAAATTAATTCAATCATTGTTTCAAACGTTGACGGATCAAGTGCAGCTGACGTAACAATTACTTACAATGATCAATCAAATACAAGAGCAATCGCAAGCACTATTTCTGTGCCAGCAGATTCTTCTCTAAACGTGATTGATAAAAACACTGGATTCTATCTTGAAGAAGGAGATTCTATTGAAGGTGGGGCAAGTGCAAATAGTGATTTAGTTTGCCTAATCTCGTATGAAATATTAGACGACGCATAATAGGAGGTCAGTAAAAATATGGCTCACTTTGCTGAAATAGAAAAAAAAACTGATCCAACAGGTTTTACATCAGATCAACACTGGATTGTTAAAAGAGTTGTAGTTATAGGAAATGATATTCCTGTAGGTTTAACAACCTTAGAACAAAACGACATGCATCCTGAAGGTGAAGAGTATTGTAAAAAACTTTTTAAAAGTGGAGAATGGAAACAATGTTCTTACAACCATAATTTTAGAGCAAGATATGCTGGTGCAGGTATGGTTTATGATGAATCTAATAATGTTTTTTATAGTCAACAACCTTATGCTTCTTGGAGTTTAAATAATTCTACATGGGAATGGGAAGCTCCTGTTGCATATCCTACAATTCTTACAAAAGAAATGGATAAAGGAGAAGGTGAAGGAATGGAGAATGTTCATTATAACATTTACTGGAGTGAAGCTACAGGTCAATGGTTAGCAACTTTAGTTGATGATCAGTATGAATGGAACCCAACTACATCTCAATGGGATGCCACTGGAGGATAATAACCCATGGCAATAAATAAATTAACTAACACACCAGGAAAAATAAGAGGAGTAAAGAATTGTGCTTCTTTTGGTAAAAATAAAATTACAACAGCCAACGAAAGTAAAACACTAACAACTGGAGCTGGAACTAGATTACTATCTGCAGCGGTCGTTGCAGGTGGAGGATCTGGATCACAATCAGGTGCTGGAGGAGGCGGTGGCGGTATGATCGTCAACGAAGGTATTTCAGTAAGTGGTGGTTCACCATACGCAATCGTTGTCGGAGGTGGAGGAACTTCTGAAGCCTATCCAGACGTAACTACAAGAGGCGGTAGCGGAAGTGCATCATCTTTTGCACCTAGTACATCAATTGCAATATGTACAGCTGGTGGTGGAGCGGGCGGTAATAACGCCAACGGAGCTACACCAGCATGTGGATCAGGAGCACCTGGAGGATCGGGTGGTGGCCAAGGAGCAACTACTTCTGGAGTCGCTGGACCCGCTGCAGGAACAGGAACCGCTGGTCAAGGTAATGATGGTGGAACAGGTTTAGGACAACCAAGTCCCGCTGCTCACGCAGGTGG